GTTCTTTGGTTTGTTATTTACTTGGCATTACAGATATTGATCCACTAGAGCATGGACTATTGTTTTTCCGTTTTATTAATCCAGAGCGTAACGACTTTCCAGATATTGATACAGACATTCAAGACACACGTCGTGATGAAGTAAAAGATTATTTAGTTAGACAGTATAGACACGTTGCATCTATTTCTAATTTTTTGCAATTTAAAGATAAGGGTGTAGTAAGAGACGTTGCACGAGTATTAGATATTCCTCTTACAGATGTTAACAAGGTTTTAAAGTTAGTAGACACTTGGGATGAGTTTTGTACATCAAAGAATACACAATGGTTTAGAGATAAATATCCAGAGGTAGAAGTTTATGGAGAACAACTTCGTGGTCGTATTAGAGGAACTGGTATTCATGCTGCTGGTGTTGTTACCAGTAAGAATCCAATTTTTAGATACGCACCTATGGAAACTCGTTCTTCTCCTGGAGCAGATGAACGCATACCAGTTGTTGGTATTGACATGCAAGAGGCTGAAAAAATTGGACTTATTAAAATTGATGCACTAGGACTAAAGACTCTTAGTGTTGTTAAAGACTGCATTAACATGATCAAAAAGAATCATTATAAAGACATTGATCTGTTATCCCTTGATATGAAAGATTCTAAAATATATGAAATGCTTTCAGACGGGTATACAAAAGGCGTGTTCCAATGCGAAGCAACCCCATACACAAACCTTTTAGTTAAAATGGGTGTAAAAAATTTCAATGAACTTGCAGCATCAAATGCGCTAGTTCGTCCAGGAGCAATGAATACTATTGGAAAAGATTACATTGCTCGTAAACACGGTAAACAAAATACATCATATATTCACCAAGTTATGAAAGATTTTACTGAAGACACATATGGGTGTATTCTATATCAGGAACAAGTTATGCAGGCTTGCGTTTACCTTGGCGGTATGACAATGGCAGAAGCAGACAAAGTAAGAAAGATTATTGGTAAGAAAAAAGATGCAAAAGAATTCAATGTTTTTCAAGATAGGTTTGTTGCTGGGGCGAGCAAGTTCATTTCTCCTAATCAAGCCCTTGATCTATGGCATGACTTTGAAGCGCATGCGGGTTACTCGTTCAACAAAAGCCATGCGGTTGCTTACTCTACTCTCTCGTATTGGACGGCGTGGTTAAAATATTACTACCCTCTTGAATTTATGTTTGCCCTTCTTAAAAATGAAAAAGATAAAGATGGACGTACAGAGTATTTAATTGAGGCAAAGCGTATGGGTATTTCTGTTAAGTTACCACACATCAATGATTCTGACTTAGATTTTAAAATTGAAGGCAAAGGTATTCGTTTTGGACTTACTGGAATTAAGTTTATTTCAGATAACATTGCACAAAAATATATTAATGCAAGACCATTTAACACTTATAAAGAATTAGAAGAGTTTACTTTTACAAAAGGTAATGGGGTAAATAGTAGAGCGCTAAATGCTTTAAGGGTAACTGGTGCTGCAACCTTTTCAGATAATCCTAGAAATGATGAAGAGATTAAAGAAAATCTATACGAGTATTTAAACTTGCCAGAATTTAATATTACAGTTCCTTCTCATTATCATGCATTTATACAATCAATTGAAGATTTTGAAGAAAAAGGATCTTTTATTTTAATGGGAATGGTTAAAACAATTAAACGAGGAAAGGGGTGGTCAAGAGTTGAAATTTTGGACAAAACTGGGTCTGTCGGTATATTTGATGATGAAAATACCATTATTGAGACTGGTCGTACTTACATTATTGTTGCTAATGACAACAGGATTGTTACTGCAGTTCCTGTAGATGAAATAAAAGGATCTTCAAATGCATTAATTAAATTTTTAAGTTATAAGCAACTTCCTTATAAAGAGGATGAGATGTTTGTTGTTTCATTTAAACCAAGAATTACAAAGGCTGGAAAAAAAATGGCTTCGCTTACACTAGCAGATACTGCAAGAGATTTACACTCTGTTACTGTATTTCCAACAGCATTTCCAAAAGCATATATGCATGTTCAAGAAGGAAACGCTTATAAATTTAGTTTTGGTAAAACCAAAGACGGTACAGTAATAATGGAGGATATAAATGTCAGTTAGCGTAGAAGATGTATTATCACAACTTGATCCAAGACTTCGTAAAAGATTAGGCACTGGAGAAGGAATTACCTTTGAGTATCAACCAACTCCAAGTTTTGGCTTAAACCGTGCATTAGGTGGTGGACTTCCATATGGAAGGCAAGTACTTATTTGGGGAAGTAAGTCTTCTGCTAAGTCATCAATGTGTTTGCAGATGATTGCTTTAGCACAAAAAGAGGGCAAGGTTTGTGCATGGATTGACTCTGAAATGTCATACTCAGAAGATTGGGCTAGACAACTAGGAGTAGATCCAACTAAACTTATTTATTCTCAAGCAAGAACAATTAGCGATATGGTTGACGTTGGAGTTGGGCTTATGAATGCTGGAGTGGATTTAATTGTTGTTGACTCTATTACTTCAATGCTTCCCGCAATATATTTTGAAAAAGATTCTGATGAAATGAAGGCTTTAGAAAATACTAAACAAATTGGTGCAGAGTCTCGTGACTTTAGTAATGCATGGAAAATGCTTAATTATGCTAATAACAAAGTTAAACCAACACTATTAGTTCTTATATCTCAATCACGTAATAATATTAATGCCATGTATACAAGTCAACAGCCATCTGGTGGTCAGGCTACCAAATTTTATTCATCTTGCATTATAAAATTATTTTCTTCTGAATCAGATAATCAAGCAATAAAAGGTAAAATTAAAATTGGCGATAAGTTAATTGAAGAAAAAATTGGTAGAAAGATTCGCTGGGAACTTCAATTTTCTAAAACTTCACCAGGATTTCAATCTGGAGAATATGATTTTTATTTTAGAGGTGACGATATTGGCTTGGATGCTATTGGAGATTTAGTTGATACGGCAGAATCAATAGGGTTAGTAAATAGAACTGGTGCATGGTATCAATTAGATGATGGAACAAAGGTCCAAGGTCGTGATGGTTTTATTAATCGTGTCAAAGAAGATTTAGATTTACAAGAACAACTTAAGGCAAAAATAATTAATGCTTGAACCTAAATTTTCAACCTATCCTGGCAAATGGCCTTGTAAAACTTGTCAAGAAATTGTAATAACTTTAAGATATTGGAGAGAAACTGGAGATGCTACTTGGATGTGTTCACAAAAACATATTTCAAAAGTTGGTTTGGTGCCTCTTAAAAAAAAGAAAAAGGACTTTATTGATGAGTGAAAAAAATGAATCAAAAAGGATAGGTGCAAAACAACATAAAAATTCTGGTCGTAATACTAAAAAAGGTGATGCGACTTGGAGAAACTTTGTTGTTGATTTTAAAGAAGCCGAAAAATCATTTACCTTAAATAAAGATGTTTGGGCTAAAGTAGTTACAGACTCAATCCAAGCGGGTAGAGATAAGTCTCCAGCAATTATTGTTGTGCTTGGAGAAGGCAATACAAAGGTAAGACTTGCTATAATTGAAATGAATATGCTAGAACAATTAACAGAGGGGGAAACAAATGACGAATGAAGGACCGCAAAAAACAACCTTAGATATGGTGAATGGTTTAACAGAGATTGCAGACTACATGCAGGACGAAGAACTTACTATGGCCTTAACCATGATTGCAAAGATTATTATTAAACCTGACATTCCTCTTCAAGTCGCTAGCATGGAAATTGTAAGACTTCAGGCTATTGCTGCAAAAATGTCATTTAAGGCAACCTGGATGGCCAATGTTGATAAATCTGACAGGGCAAAGAAAAACATATACTTTACAGCAGCCCAAGCAATTAACGATTTGGTATCAGCGCTTAAATACATAATGCGCTAACCTGCTATACTTAATATAAACAAAGGATGAAACGTGGCTAAAAACTTATTAAAACAAATTATGATCAAAGATACCAAAAAGAAAAAAAGAAATAGTGAAGAAGATGAAAACCTTGTTGAAGGTTTGGCAACTGCCATAAACGCTGGCTATCTTACTAAAACAAAACCAAAGTTTACTAAGAAAAATAACTTTTCTGCATCTAACCTAACATATGGCTCAGGAGAGTGTCCAAGGTATTGGTATTTAGCGTTTGATGGTCAAATATTTTATGATAATTCAGATGCAATTGGTGTAGCAAATAGAACACAGGGAAGTCTGGGACATGGAAGAATTCAAGAAGCAATAGAAGCCTCTGGCTTACTTGCACAAGATTTAGAATTTGATCCAGAGCCAAGAAAATATAATAAACAAACTCATCCAGCAATGGAGTTTAGAGTTAAGATTGATGATCCACCTTTTGATGGCTATGGCGATGTCATGATTGACTATAAAGGTGAAAGACTTGTTGGTGAAATTAAAACAATAAGAAATGATGACTTTGAATATAAAAAAATAAGTAGAAAACCTAAAATGGGTCACTTAATGCAATTACTAATGTATATGAAGGTTTGGAAAATTCGTAAAGGTGTAATGATTTATGAAAATAAAAACAATCATGAATTACTTACTTTACCAGTAGTTGTAAATGATCATTATCGTAATTGGGTAGATCAAGCCTTTGACTGGATGAGGATGGTTTATAAAAATTGGCAAGATAAAGAATTGCCACAGGTTCCTTATCGTTCAAATTCAAAAATTTGCAAAGTGTGTCCTATTCAAAAAGCCTGCTCTGAAGCGGGTACAGGAACAATAAAAATCAAACCACTAGTATTATTAAAGGATGAAGAGGATTCCTTAATGTGAGACTATGTGAACGATGCGAGACCCCATTTAAACCGAAAGTAAGTTATCAAATTTATTGCGGAGATGTTTGTAGAGAACAGGCCACAAAAATAAAGATAGCCGAAAGGTATCAAATAACTCGCAGACAAAGAAGAAAAGGAAAGAAAAGACTTTGCCTTGGTGGTTGTGGAGAACAACTATCAATATACAACGACTCTGGATTTTGCCCTAACTGCAATGTAAATAAAAAAGAAGTAGACAAAATGTTAAAACAAATAAAGGGGTTTATTGACTATGAACAACAGTGGTAGCCCAAAAACAATTTGTGCTATTGATGCAAGCACCAACAGTCTTGCTTTTGCTATTTTTAATGACAATGTCTTAGGCAGTATTGGTAAAATTAAATTTGAAGGAAAAACAAATTATGAAAAGGTTATGGATGCTTGTGCTAAAACAAAAGCATTTTTTGAATATTATGGTGGATTTGAAGCAATTGTAATTGAACACACAGTATTTATGAATAGTCCTAAGACTGCTGCAGATTTGGCTTTGGTCCAAGGTGCGCTATTGGGTGCAGCAGGATTAACTGGAACAAAGACTATAGGAACTGTAGCACCAATAACTTGGCAAAACTATTTAGGAAATAAAAAAATAACAAAAGAAGAACAGGTTATAATTAGGTCAAAAAATCCTGGAAAGTCAGACTCTTGGTATAAAACATATGAAAGACAAATTAGGAAAGAAAGGACTATTAAACTAATTGAAATCAACTATAATAAAGTTATTAGCGATAATGACGTTGCTGACGCTTGTGGTATCGGTCATTGGGCTATTAATAATTGGAATAAAGCAATGAGGATTGAGGAATAATGCCAGAGTTAAATGCTAACATACCGCCAATTGAATGTTATGTTCGTGGTAATTTCTTAAGAGATCAAGAAGATAGTCATGATAAATATTTTCCATGTGTAATTTTTGGAGTATCAAGCATTAAGAGTAGAAGTCCTTTGTTTCATTTTTTAATGGAAGATGGAGGAATCTGGTGGAGAATGCCAATTAATGCCTTTTGCACAAAACCAGGAGTTCCTGAAGAACCAATTTATAATCTTGTGCTTTGGAACTCTTTTAGTCCACACATAACAGTTACAAAATTTGAAAACTTAAGCAATATGAGAATGTCATATATAGATAGAAATAAAAATAACGTTGGTGGAAAATATTTATTTACCTTAGACTGGCACAATCCAGAAAGCAATATTTTAGACGATGGATATTCAGAAAGTCCAGGGCAACATAAATGTGGTCATGTTATTCAAAGAGATGATGGAAATTTTGCGGTACAACCTAATAACCGTATTAGATTAAAGGAGCCATCATTTGTAACCAAGAAAGATCTAGTAATACAAAGACTTATAAATACAAATAAGTGGGATGTTGAGAGTTATGATAAGTGGGTTTTAGAAGACTCAAACGCATACGATTATGACATTTCTGAAACAGAAGTTGACAAATAATATCATGAGTGCTAAACTGTATACAAGCGAGGCTTGGCTCCGTAAAAGGTTTGTTATGGACAAAAAGTCTCCACAAGATATTGCCAAGGAGTGTGGAACTAGTGTTGAGACTATCTACGTTTACCTTGCAAAATTTGGATTAAGGAAATCAAAGCGATGAAATTAGAGCCAGTGTATAAAGATGTAAAAAGTTTTAAATGTGACGATTTATATCTTCATTCTATTGGTGCTCCATCTGGTAAAGAAATTTGGTCAACGTGCCATGGAATTGCACAAATGCTTATTGATAAAAATATTGCGTATGGAGATTCTGCATTAGATCCTGTTAGAATTTTTAGCAAAGCAGATCCAGCAGAACAACTTAGAGTTAGAATTGATGATAAATTAAGTAGACTAATGAAGGGTACTGAATATGTTGGCGACAACGATATTGATGACCTTATTGGATACTTAGTGTTGCTTAAAATAGCAAAGGAAAAAAATGTCAACTGAAACAGAGTTAATCCAGCATCTTGATGAAGTAAATAAAGTTGTTGCAGAATATCTAAAAGGTCAAGATCCAACAAAAATATCTAAAGAGTTAGACATCCCACGCACTCGTGTTGTTGCACTTATTAATGAGTGGAAGGTTATGGCTTCTGCTAATGATGCCATTCGTGCTCGTGCTAAAGAGGCTCTTGCTGCTGCAGATACGCATTACAGCAAACTTATTTCAAAGTCTTATGAGGTTATTGATGAAGCCTCAATGACAAATAATCTTAGTGCAAAAACTCAAGCAATTAAATTAGTTATGGATATTGAGAAGTCTAGAATTGAAATGTTGCAAAAGGCTGGATTGTTAGAAAACAAAGAACTTGCAGAAGAGATAGTTGAAATTGAAAGAAAACAAGAAGTGCTAGTTGAAATACTTAGAGAAATTGCTTCAACACATCCAGAAGTACGTGATTTAATTATGCAACGCCTCTCTCAGATTGCCAAAGAAGGAGAAGTGATTACAATTGTCCACGATGTTCAATGATTTTCTTGAAGTATTAAAAGAAAACCACTTTGAAGAAAAGCCAGTAGACGCTAAAACATTTGTAGAGTCTTCTGATTATTTGGGACAACCACCTTTGTCTCCAGTTCAATATGACATCGTAGAAGCAATGAGTCAAATATTTAAAAAAGAAGATTTGCAAGAACTGTATGGTGATGCTGAAGGAGCAAGGTATTACGACAAATATACAAAAAATGAAATTATCCTACAATTAGGCAAAGGATCTGGAAAAGACTTTGTGTCTACCGTTGCTTGTGCATACATTGTGTATAAACTGTTATGTCTTAAAGATCCTGCAAGATATTTTGGTAAGCCAACTGGAGATGCAATAGATTTAATTAACGTCGCTATTAACGCACAACAAGCAAAAAATGTTTTCTTCAAAGGGTTTAAAACAAAAATTGAAAAGTCACCTTGGTTTGCTGGCAGATACAATGCAAAAGCAGACTCAGTAGAATTTGATAAATCAATTACAGTTTACTCTGGTCATTCAGAAAGAGAATCACATGAGGGTTTAAACTTACTACTTGCAGTGCTTGATGAAATTTCTGGTTTTGCATCTGAAGTTGGTACTGGTAATGAACAAGGTAAGACTGCAGAAAATATTTATAAAGCATTCCGTGGTTCTGTAGATTCTCGTTTTCCAGATTTAGGCAAGGTGGTATTACTTTCATTCCCTCGTTATCAAGGTGACTTTATTTCTAAAAGATATGAAGATGTTATTGCAGAAAAAGAAACTATTGAAAAGAAACATATTTTTATTATGAACGAAGACTTGCCACACGAAGATGCAAGCAATCGTTTTGAAATTTCGTGGGACGAAGATAATATTATTTCATACAAAGTTCCAAAAATATTAGCACTTAAAAGACCAACATGGGAAGTAAACCCTACTCGTAAAATAGATGATTTTAAATTAGCCTTTTATACAGATTTAGGAGATGCAATGATGCGCTTTGCATGTACTCCAACATTTGCATCTGATGCATTTTTTAAACAAAAAGAAAAATTAGAAAAGTGTATGAACACTAGAAACCCACTAGATTCTTTTAGAAGGTTTGACCAAGGCTTTAGGCCAGATCCAGAAAAAACATATTACATTCATGCTGACCTTGCACAAAAACACGATAAGTGTGCTGTTGCTATTGCACATGTTGACAAGTGGGTAAACATTCAAGTTATCAAGGATTATGAACAGGTAGCACCAATTGTAGTCGTTGATGCCGTTGCTTGGTGGGAGCCAAGAGCAGAAGGACCAGTAAACCTGTCAGAAGTAAAACAGTGGATTATTAATCTTCGTAGAGAAGGCTTTAATATTGGAATGGTTTCTTTTGACCGTTGGCAATCTTTTGATATTCAAAATGAATTACAGGCTGTTGGAATTAAAACAGAGACAGTATCAGTTGCTAAAAAACATTATGAAGATCTAGCAATGATGATTTATGAAGAGCGTGTCGCTATTCCAATGATTCCAATATTATTAGAAGAAATGTCAGAATTAAAAATAATGAAAGGTAACAGAGTTGACCATCCACGTAAAAAATCTAAAGACTTAGCAGATGCCGTCTGCGGGGCGGTATTTGGAGCAATATCTCACACTCCAAAGCATACTAATCTTGAGATTGATATTCATACATGGTCCACATCTACACGACTTGCAGAAAAGCAGAAGTCTATGGTAGAATTAGACAATCGGGAAATGCCTAACGATGTTAAGGATTTCTTGGATAAATTAAACATAATATAATACAACAAGGAGAAAAATGAATTCATTTAAAAGAATAGCACTTGTTACCGCTGCAGCGTTGGCAAGCACGTTCTTTGTTGCAATTCCGCAGGCTCAAGCAGCAATAACTAACGGATATGTATTATCCGATTCGTTGGCTGCAGGTGCTCGTGGAGTAACAGTATTAGCGGACACAACCAAAGCAGAGGCTGGAGTTAATGCAGTAGTTGCACTAACAACTAGCGAATCTTTGGCTGCTACAGCAGATGACAATGTCTCACTAGAGATTTCTGGACCTGCTACATTTACTGATTACACGGCAGCAGGGTCAAACCCTACAGGGGTTACACTTACCAATTTAGGTAAATTATTTACATTTACAGCAACAACTTCAACAGCAGTTGTATTGCCTACGAATGTTAAGTTAACTGTTAACGGTGCAGGCACTGTAACAGTAACTCAAAAAAAGAAGGTTGGATCAGCCACTTCTACAGTTGACATTAAAACAATTTATGCTTCAACTGTTGCAAAGACAAATGTTTTGTCTGTAGCAGATTCTTATGTTCGTGTACAAGATACATCAACACAAGGAACCTTAACATCTAATGCAGATGTTGCTGGATCTACAACCGTTGTTAACGCTAGCACAGGATATGTAAATGTTCGTGCAATGGATGCTTACGCAGCAGCGCTATCAACTAATGGCGTAATTCAAGCAACTGCTTCAAATGGCGCAGTAGTAGCATGGGATGGGGCACCAACTACACAAGTTAATGCAGCAGCAAAGACTGGTGTGGCAGGAGTTCTTTATGTAACCCAAGGTACTGCTAATGCTAACAAGCCAGTAGCAACTACAATTACTGTTACATTCAATGGTACAACTCTAGCAACTAAGTCAATTACATTTACTGGTCAGGCTGCATCTATTGTAGTTTCTGGTGAAGACATTGCACAGGCTGGTGGGGCACGTACAGGCACCTATGACTTTGTAGTCAAGGATGCTGCTGGTAATCAACTTGCTGGAGTTACTCCAACTGCTGATACCGCAAAGTATGATTCACAAGTTACCGCAGTTTCTGTAGGTGGAGCATCATCTGCTACCGCTGTACAAACTGGTGGTTGGACATGTGCTGCTACATCAGGATCAACAAAAGTACGCATTAAGCATACTCTTGCAGATCTTACAACTATCTACTCAAATGAGTTTGATGCACGTTGTGGTCAAGGTGTAAATAAGTACACAGCAAAGTTTGATAAGGAATCATATCTTCCAGGAGAAATTGCAAAATTAACTGTATCTGCAACTGATATTTCAGGTGCTAAGGTACATGATGCAGCAACTCTTGGAACTGGAGTAGCGGTTTCTGCTGGTGGAATGACACTAGTTGGAACAGCAACATCAACAGATACATTTGCAAACGGATCAAAAACTTATCAGTTTACCGTTGGCAACAACACTGGTTCATATAATGCAGTAGTTGATCTACCTGCATATGTAGCAACAGATTCTGCTAAAGTAGTTTCATACAAAGTTGCACCAAGTTCAGCAGAGGTATCTAATGCTGAAATCTTAAAGTCAATCGTTGCACTTATTGCAACAATTAACAAGCAAATTGCAGCATTACAGAAATTAATTCTCGCAAGAAAGTAATTTCTTAATAAAATTAGAGGGTAGATTAATTTCTACCCTCTTTTTTTGTGATTAAAAATGGTATAATTACTAGTACAATTACACATCGGAGATGCCCCCTAATTGACAAACCTTAAACGAAGACTAATGTTAGCCTTTGGGGTAGGGTTATGCGTAACAATTTTTGGAGTTATGGCTCCAGATCGTGCTTATGCTACAGAAAATCAAGAACAGGTTGTTGTAAGTCCTGCTCAACAGGCAGTTAATGACGCTATTGCAACGGCTACTACAGAGGTACAGCAAGCCAATACAGCCACAAACAATGCCATAGTAGAGGTAGCACAAGCACAAACCGAATATTCCCAAGCCCAAGGTATTACAGCAGAGGTAGCCACAAAAATATCTCTGGCTAATACAGAAGTAAATAATGTTCAAACCGCTATTAATACTATTAGTAATGTTGATTTATCTGTTACCTCAATAGATCAAAGTTCTCAGGTAGTTCAAGATGCAAAGGCTACAGTAACTGTTGCAACTACCGCCATAAATAATATAGCAACACAAATAACAGAGGCTCAGACAGCAATATCTGAAGCCGTTGCAGCAAAAACAGAAGCGTCTACAGCACAAGCAACTGCACAAACCGAATTAACTCAGGCAAACCTTGCTATTGATGCTGCTCAAACAGCAGTCAATAATTTACAAGCCACTATTGGAACTAGCACAAATGTTTTGGCTGGAGTAGATGATGCTGGTGTTCAAATGAATCTTCCGTTCGGAATGCAAATGGGTGGAA